AAAGGAATTCCTCAGGTCTATTACATCAATCTTGATGATAAGGAAGACCGTCGCAAGTATATGGAGGATCAGTTTGAATATTGGGACATCACAAATTATACAAGAATCTCCGCCTGTGATGGTCGTGAAGATGACCTTAGTGGTATTTTAACTGGTCGTTATCCAGAGAATATGATATCAGGTGAAATTGGATGTACTACTTCACACCTGAAGGCACTTAAGCACTGGTTAGAAAATAGTGATGACAAATATCTTATCATGATGGAAGATGATTGTGATCTTGAGTGTGTTAAACATTGGGGATTTACTTGGAAGCAATTTGAATCCCAACTTCCATATGACTTTGATGTTGTTCAGTTAGCAATTATCAATCCACAGCAAGTTAGTGTAAGACTTCATAGAAGATTTGTGAATGATTTTTCTACGGCATGTTACATTATCACACGTCATCATGCACAGAAATTAGTAAATCTGCATTGTAGAGGAGATAAGTTTAAATTAGATCAACGTGTTAAGCCCAGAGCAGTTGCAGATGACTTGATTTATAATTCAGGAAACACTTTTGCAATTCCTTTATTTCTTTATAAGATTGATCTAGGATCTGACATTCATGATATTCATATTGACGTATTTCATAAAGGTAGTTACACTGGATTGTGGGAATTTTGGAGGACTTCTGCACCATTGATTGAGGACTGGATGCCATACTTCGACTATGATCCGTTCTACGGCACTTTGCCACCAGAACAGAATGCTTGACAAGTCTTTAGATTTACTATATAATGTGTAAAGAAACATTACGGAGTGTAACATGACTGTAACAACTGAAGATGGTGGACGTACAAACATGTACGCCACTGAGCCCAGAATGTATATCTCTGAGACAGACGCAGAGCGTTATGGTCATGAGACATATGCCGAGCGAGCTGAGAAACTAAATGGACGCACTGCTATGGTTGGATTTGTTGCTGCTGTTGTCTCTTATGCTTTCAGTGGTAGCGTATTTTTCTTTGGTGTCTTCGGATTCTGATGACTGAATTTGTTTTTACCACGACAAGCATTGCATTTCTTGTCTTGCTTTGCTATACTATTGAAAACCTATCCGAAACCTATTGATGGAAACCTCTATTGCTGAGCTCCTTACTTATTATGTAATCGGTGGTGCCCTTATTATAGGACCACCTGCAATCTTCCTGATCATTGCTATGATGGCAGCACTCCAAAATACGAAAGGACGTATGGTTGGATACAAAGACCACAAAACCTATGGTGATAGCTCTATCTACGATCCGTCACCAAAGTTGCCAACAGATCAAACCAAATTTTATCTTGAACTTGACACTTGAGACTTGACACAGTATCAAACTTTCTATATAATTACAACCAAATCTACGCAGAATAGATGACATACACTATTACACTCAAGACTACTGAAGGCGATCACACTATTTCGTGTGAGGACGATCAATACATTCTTGATGCTGCTGAAGAAGCAGGAGTTGATATCAATTACTCTTGCCGTGCTGGTGCATGTTCTTCCTGTGCTGGTAAAATTATCAGTGGAACCGTTGATCAAAGCGATCAATCGTTCTTGGATGATGATCAACTTGAAGCCGGTTTCCTACTTACATGTGTGTCTTATCCTACTTCTGATTGTGTAATCGAAACAGAACAAGAAGAGAACCTTTATTGATGACGGATCCCAATCAACTCTATGAAGACATGGAGAGATTGAATGCCCTTTACGAAGAACTCTGTTGGGCACATGATGATGAATTAGTATTCACTCATGAAAATGGCAGAGTCATTGTTTACAACAAAACACTGGAGCAAAACAAATGAACGAAAACGCAGAACGCATCAACGGCATGGCAGCAATGCTTGGAGTAATCGCTGCTCTTGGAGCATACGCCATGACAGGCCAAATTATCCCTGGTATTTGGTAAACCGAACCTCTTTACACAAAAGACGTTTTATGTTATACTAAATAAATGGACGTAACTAATGTTACGTTTTACAACAGACTGGTGTTACTCAACTAATCTCTCATCAGTCTGTGATATACTAATTTCAACGAGAGCACGTCGAGCTCTCTTTCATCCGTAGGTTAAACTCTACGAGACATACTCAAAGGTACAACAATGTTTAAATCTGTATTCGCAGCAACTGCTGCTCTTTCCGTTTCTGCTGGTGCCGCTTTCGCTGGCCCCTACGTCAATGTAGAAACCAATGCTGGCTGGACTGGTTCTGACTACAATGGAACCGCCACGGATCTTCACCTGGGCTATGAAGGCGCACTTGGTGAGTCTGCTTCATACTACGTCCAGGGTGGCGCTACTGTAGTCTCTCCTGACGGTGGCGAAAGCGACACCGTTCCTTCTGGTAAGGCAGGTCTGGGTCTTGCACTCACCGACTCACTTGGTGCATACGGCGAAGTCTCCTTCGTGGGCAGTGGCGACAGCGATATCGATCGTGGATACGGTGGTAAGTTGGGCGTCAAGTACAGCTTCTGATCGTTCATATAGACACATAGACATCTAGATGTTATACTGGGGGTGCGACGGCATCCCCTTTTTTTATATGGATTATACCCCACCTGCACTTTGTATTAGAAGTATTGAACCTGCTGAAACACCAGGTAAAGTACTTGTAGATATGCCATCTCTATGGAGAGATAGTGATGCAGTAAAACCTGTAGAACTTCATAAAGAAATAGTTGACTCTATTATGAGTGAACCTTATAGTGTGCCTATGTGCCCACCAGGATGGCCCAATCCTCCTCTTACTGAGACGGAATGAAAAAATATTTTATAAACTTCATAACGAATCCAGGAACGCTGACCTCCCTCCTGTTGCTGGGAACGATAGCACTGATAGGGGTGATCCACAATGATGCTCACCTTAGAATGACCAAAGATGCAGATGCTTATGTGAGACAGTGGTGTAGATCATCAGCAGAAAACAAAAAGACCTGCATCAGTTACGGTGGAAACATGGATTACTAATGAAAAAGAAAGAAATTTTAGATCAAGTCGAATTGCTTAAACATAGAATTGATAGCTTGGAATCAGACTATTTAAAAATTTTAGTGAAGTATGCTAGATTAGAATCTGAATTAGAAATCTTAAAACAAGAGAAGGATTACTTGATTCCACACGATGGTGATATATACTAACAAGGTATGATTCTTTATTATGTCAGAATTCCCAAAAGATTGGAGATATGCTGATGATAGGATGCAAATGAGAGCAGCAGTCTTTCGTGCTCTTAGTCATCACCTAGAAGACCATTGTCGATCAGTGTATGAATTTTGTCACGACTGGGTGAGTCAAGGCAATCAAAATACAAACAACATTGAATTTTATTTTCAAAATTATTTGAAGGAGACAAAACGTGAAGATGTTTACAAACTTGAAAAGTGTCTTGAGCTCAATCCTAATTGGTACTTGCCTATCAGGGACGAGCCCGAGTCTGGCAAACCCACTTAAAGATAGTGACTACAAGACTATGCATTCTATGGGATGTTTAATTGTTGGTGAGTGTACTGATAATGTGGATCCTATTTGGGGTATTGATTATCTTGTAGAAGAGTATCCACTATCAGATTATGCACCAGTAGCAGAAGAGTTTACACGTATGTTGAACGCTCTTACACTTATCGATGTGCAAGTATATCTTGCTGATGAAAAGTATTTTCCAGTAGGACATCGTGGTGTCTATCATACGGTAACTAATACTTTCTATTTGAATGATTCCTACATGTATGATCCTGCTACTCTCATGTCTGTTATCCGTCATGAAGGTTGGCACGCTGCACAAGATTGTATGGCAGGAACTATTGATAATAGTATGATTGCTATCATCATGCCTGAGGATTCTGTTCCAATGTTATGGCGTGAAATGGTTGAGCGCACCTATCCTGAGTCAGCATGGCCCTGGGAAAAGGAAGCAACCTGGGCAGGTAAAACAGAAGACATGACTGTGAAAGCACTAGAAGCATGTGCTGGTGGTAAGATGTGGGAAGTCTATGAACCCACTCCACTAACACGTAAGTATCTTGTGGATTATGGTTATATTAAGTAACCTATAAAATAAATAGAGCTGCCTTACTCTTTACTCATGGAATCAACCCCTAAGAAGAAAGAGGAAACCAAAAAGGAAAATAAATTTGAGTGGGCGGATGAGGGTGTATCAACTCTTGTCCGCGTTGTTATTCTTGGATGGTCAGCAGCAATTCTGACTCTTAACTATGTGTCTATTCCTGGAATTCCTCAGAAAAATATAGATCCTACTTTTATTGCTAGTGTGTTTACTGGAACGTTAGCTACTTTCGGGGTCATGCCTGCTAAGAAGAAAGACGAAGAAAAACAAGCACCTACACTGGAGAATAAAAACAAAAAAATTGATTGAATGTAATGAAATTTGAATTAGATGTTGATGACTATGCCATCATTCTCAATGCTTTACACTACTACAAAAAAGTAGAAAAGCGAGGTAATTTTAAGCAATACAATGAAGAACGTGTAAATAAGTTGAGAGATAAGATGGCATATCAATTAGTTCCAAATACATTTAGTAAAGGAAAAGACTAAAATGCAAAAATTAATCAACGCTCTCGCAGTTCTATCTTTCTTAGGAACTGCAACTATCGTAGGTGCTGGTGCATATGTTTATGTGAACAAAGATTCACTCATCGAACAAGCAAAAGAAGCAGCAACTAAGGCAGCAACAGAAGCAGTCACTGGAGCTCTTCCTGAGATTCTAGATGGACTCATGCCAGAACTTCCTGATGTTACTGGTGGTGCTATTCCTGCTGCCCCTAGCGTTGGTGGTGGTGCTCCTGCTGTAACTGGTCCTGCATTGCCTTTCTGAGAATTTGCTGAGATCTGTTAAATAGGTAAAACTATTATACTTATCATGGCACAATCGACATATAAGAAACGCCAAAAGAAAGAGGCGACTGAAACATTTTTCCTGTATGTGTTCTTTCATTCTATTTGGACAGGAATTTTTAATATATTTGAAGACTAATGCCTGAGATACCTACTATTACAGGTATGGATATTGGTATTAAAGATATTCAAATTAATACTATTCCTACCTATGACTTTAATAACACTTCAACATCACTACCATTAGCAGCTCCAGTAGTTGTAAATATTGGTGTTCCTGTGGTTAATATTCCAGGATGTGTTGAGGCAACAGAAACTAATACTGCTAAAAACAATCAACTACGTGAGGATGATCCTAATGGTGTGGTTACAATTTGCGATTCTGGCGTTCCCAATTTTAATCCTCTTTCTTTTGAACCAAACCAGATGATACTGACGGGTCCACCTCAGGTGAACTCTCAGAAACCAGATAAACCTAAACCACCAGAAACAAAAACAGATACACCACCACCTCCACCATCTACTGCTAATGTAGAATGCCCTACTAAAGTGCAGCAAGTACAGGAACCTGTAGGAACACTTGTACAAGGATTTAGAAAGAGAGTTACTGGTTATGAACTCATTGATAAGACGTGTGTTCAGATAACAGAATCAGTAGGACTCCCCACACAAATTGTTTCTGGTTTACCTAGTGGTGGGCAGGTAATGCAAGTAGGTGGTGTGGCTGTCATTGCTACTACATCAGCACTATTAGCAAAACCGCTGGCAGACATACTATTGAAAGCAGTCAAACCAGCGGTTAAGAAAGTTATGAAAAAGATTGCTACCTTACGTGGTAAGAAACCTCCTATCTTGTCGTCAGGGGAGCGCCGAGCTGAGCAGCGTCAGATGAATGAGGCTGTACGGGTATTGCGCTCTGTTTTCCCAAGGAAGAAGAAGGGATAGCGTGAACGTGTGGATGTTTATGTCCTGGTGGATTGTTTACCAACACATCAGCACACACAGAATAGTATGGACTCTTGGGATGAAATTGAATTCCACGTAATTTAAGTTCCCCACAATTTTTCAAACGAGCTATCTCAAAGTCTAATCTTTTATTGGCAACTAACTGACTAGTCAATTCAATCTGTGTTGTTGCTGCTCTCTTACATAGATCTTGTAAGTTTTTATCGATAGGTGTGCTCCATGTCATAGAGAAACCTAGACCTAAACTATAATTATCTTTCTGCCCTGTTCTAGTTCTCTTAGTGAATAGAATATCTCCTGGATTGTCTATCAAGCCGTCTTCATTAATGTCACTGATATCATACACAGGATCATCATAATAACCTTCAAAAGGTTTAGAAGCAGAGACACTTCCTGTTACATACGGTGTGAAATTGCGAGTGGGACCCTGACACTGAATCCCCCCTCCATATGTGTTTGTAATGTATGGTCCCTGAAGGACTTGAATAGCTTGGTTTGTAACGGAACCTGAACTATTAGCCACAGGAGAAGCAGTAGCAGACACACCACCAACAGTTTCAGCATAAGAAGGATTAGCGAATAATAAAGTTACTGCGAGAAGATACTTGTAGTGTCGGTTATGCTTGTGACCTCCGTCACTCTTTGAATAATTGTTTGATTTTGTAAACCAGGGCCGCTGTAAGTTTCTGTAAACTGAAACGCTGCTCCTGGTGTTGTCTGTGTGAACGATGGTTTGCTTGCTACTCCAGTCCATGATGAAGTCACTCCATTAATAGTTACATTTTTAGCACCTGTTCCTGGTGAAAGGTTTCCAGATGCTTTTACACCAGTGCCAGTAGCAGAATACTGATATCCAGTGTTATAATCCATCGAGTTGATGGTCTCAGTTACTGTTTGAGTCGTCTCTGTATGGCTCGTCATAGAGCCTTGTGTGAAGTTAGGGATGACTGGAACCGCCATTGCTGGAGTTCCAATCAAAAACATCATAAGAAATAATTTCTTCATGACTATTTACTCAACTTATCTTATGTAGATTTCGGATACAAATTGGCCAGTGGCACTTGTACCAGCCCCACCAGCAGTCAATGACATAATCCCAGCAGAATCGATAGAACCATCCAAAGTACCAGCAACGCCACCAGCAGTTGTCGTGACATTTCCAAACGCAGGTAAGGAGTCCGCCACACCACTACTAAGGGTTGTTCCTGCTGTGTTGACTGCATCTCCGTAGACGAATCCTTCTGAAAAGGAAAATGCACTCCCTGCAGTAGTCACAGAGTAAGCGCCTTGAATCTGAGTAGCAGCAGCACTGGTGCTACTAGGAGCTGTGATTCCACCAAAGGTTCCAGCAGTAATATTATTACCACTTACTGAATATGTTGATCCCATTCTACTTGCCTGAGATGCTGCAGAATCAACTGTGAGTTGAACAGATGTAGACATTCTTGACGTAATATCGGCGTGTGCAGGTGCCGTCAACATTAACATTCCTATAAGCACTAACGTTCTTTTCATGAAGACACCATTAGATGTGTGGCTATTTATTGATGGGGCCCCTTGACAGCGGACCCAGGCCGTGTTATTATAAATAAGTCAGCAGGTTAAGGAACCAACACATTTCTTAACAAGACTTAACACCCCACAAACCAAGACCTATAGGGTGTATAAAAACGTCTTTCATATCCTTGCCTTAGGGTGGCGAGGAAATAGTAAAACCATCATTTCCCTGATGATCTTACTTTTTTCAATTCAATGGCTAACGCTACACTTTCAAGACAACAAACCTCTCCGTGGAATGATTTCTGCGAGTGGGTAACATCAACTAACAACCGTTTGTATGTTGGTTGGTTCGGTGTACTGATGATTCCTACGTTGCTTGCTGCAACTATCTGTTTCATCGTTGCTTTCGTAGCAGCACCTCCCGTCGATATTGACGGTATCCGCGAACCCGTAGCTGGTTCACTAATGTATGGCAACAACATCATCTCTGGTGCAGTTGTCCCAAGTTCAAACGCAATCGGTCTCCACTTCTATCCCATCTGGGAAGCAGCATCACTCGATGAGTGGCTGTATAACGGTGGTCCTTTCCAACTAGTAGTCTTCCACTTCCTTATCGGCATCTATGCATATATGGGACGTGAGTGGGAACTTTCATACCGTTTAGGTATGCGTCCATGGATCTGTGTTGCTTACTCCGCACCAGTCGCTGCTGCGAGTGCAGTATTCCTCGTATATCCTTTCGGTCAAGGTTCTTTCTCAGACGCAATGCCACTTGGCATCTCTGGTACATTCAACTACATGCTTGTATTCCAAGCAGAGCACAACATTCTTATGCATCCCTTCCACATGTTGGGTGTAGCAGGTGTATTCGGTGGTTCACTGTTTAGTGCAATGCACGGTTCTTTGGTTACATCTTCACTCGTCCGTGAGACGACTGAAACTGAGTCACAGAACTATGGTTACAAGTTCGGTCAAGAAGAAGAGACCTATAACATCGTTGCAGCACATGGCTACTTCGGTCGTTTGATCTTCCAATACGCTTCATTCAACAACTCACGTTCATTGCACTTCTTCCTCGCTGCATGGCCTGTTGTTGGCATCTGGTTCACCGCACTTGGCGTGTCCACGATGGCGTTCAACCTTAACGGTTTCAACTTCAACCAGTCCATCCTTGATGGTCAGGGTCGTGTGCTCAACACATGGGCAGACGTATTGAACCGTGCAGGTCTTGGTATGGAAGTTATGCATGAGCGTAACGCACACAACTTCCCACTTGACCTTGCTGCTGTTGAGTCAACTCCTGGTGCACTTATCGCACCTTCTATCGGTTAATATGGAACCTGGTAGTCTT